TGATTTCTTTACTATATCTATAGCTTGTGATTCATGTGTCCACTTACCAGTTTCAGAAAAATAATAATCTCCATCTGCTATTGAACTTGTCCCACTTACTGTAATCTTGTAGGGAGTTGCAAAAACAGTAGTAAGGGGAAATTCTAGTCTTTCAGTATTGAAAGGTCCAGAAGCATATCCTTCTAGTGTTGCTTTGACTTGACCATATATATTACTAGATAGTTTATTAAAAGACTCGTTCACACGCCAAGCTACCTGTGCCTGTGTACTAGGGGCATATGCTTCTAGTATTGTTCTTTCCGATCTACTAGCATACACTATATCACTCACAACACCATAGTTATTATCACCAACAGCAAAATCAAGACTAATGGGTTCTCCATTTTCTACAATATGTATAGTTCCTGGTTTTACTACAGTCGCTACTGGAGTAGCTGGAGAAGTAGTAGCGGAAACTAAAACATTAACAGGTTTAGAAACACAATATAATTCTACCTTTGCTCCTGGTATTACATTCCTGAAAAAATTCCTACACATTTCAAACGATATGGAAAGTCCGTATTTACTATAAGCATCTTCCTCTGAAAAAGTATGTTGATACTTAGGAGTGAGTTCTGTAGATTCTGGATTAACTCCATGCTCTCCAAAAACACAAACCCTAAAAGGTTCCACTCCAAAAATACCTGTGTTTCTATTTTTACTGATTTCTACATAACTTCCTGGTACATTTATTCCTGTTGGTATTCCACTCATTAGCTTTCCTCATTTAAATCTTCTAGCTGTATACCAGTAGGATGATTTAACACATCCTGTAGTTCTGCAAAGAAGTTCTCGAAGTTCTGTATATCGAAATCTGCCTGATCGTTGTATCCATCCTCACAAGCCTTGAATCTTATTTCCTGTGCAAAGGTGAATGTTCTTACGTATTTAGAACCGTCACTAAACATCGTAGAATCACCCACAAGCCTCAAAGGACTAGCCGATGAGTATTTAGAGTCTGTAGGCTTCCATCCGTTTAAACAATAGATTATGAGTTCCTTAAATGGTACTATGGATTCTTCTGCTTGTTGGTGTCTAGTATCTACTGTGTCTAATACTACTGTAATATCAAATCCATGAAATATGTCTTGTTCAACTACCGCTACACTTGTGGTCACTGCGGAGTTATCTGTCAGTGTGACAAAACAAGAAGGTGTTGGGAAATTTTGAACATCTGAATCTGTTAACTGATCCAACTTGCCACTTCCACCTATTCTGTTTGAAAAGCTTACAAAACCAGAAGGTAGATCCATAGCCGCTTCTGCGGCGGCAATTACAGTACGTAGTCTTTCTATCACTTCACTTGGTTTAATAAAATATACCATATCTATCTCCTAGAACAATGCGTCTACTATTCTTTCTACTAGGATTGGAATCTCATGTTCCACAGTAGGTCTAAAGAATGGACGAGCTTTATATTTTGTATTAAATCTACTATCACCATACTCTAACCAAAGGGCATGTGGCGCACTAGCACTTACTATTCCTTCCGATGTTCCGCCTTTTTTACTAAAGCTTGATTTAATTGACCTAGCTAAATACCCAGATTGTGACTTAGGTGCTTCTCCTGGAGCAGAAGACCTTCTAGGCAACCCTCTATGGTGTTTTCCTGTTCTCTTTCCAGTACGTATAAGCTTTTTAGAAAACTGCTCCATCCTTTTAACAGATTGCCTAATTTCCGTTGGAAGTGTTTTTCTTTCTATATGAGTCATTACCCTAAGTAGCCTCTGCACATCGGTAATGTCTGTAGTTATTTCCACTGTTACTGGCATGACATTCCTCCTATACTGTATTTAAAGGAATATAATCTTGATCGGGAATACTGTTAAGCATATAGCTACTAGGAATAGTAAGTAGGTTTGGTTGAGCATCACTACCTATAGGACTTGGATTATTCATTGCGTCCACATCATGGCTATAAACCATTACTATTCTAATAAACCTTAGTTTTGGATCATCTACATTCCTAGCTATTCTTTCTACTCCTAGAATCTTATAGTAAGCTCCACGCCATCTCACTAGATCATCATTGTCTATTGAGATGGCGGAGCCGTTCCTAATGATAGCTACGTGTGTACGCTCCTCTGTGGAAAGACTTATTCCTCTTTTGGCTTCGGTATGTTCCATATCTCTAACGCGAGCGCGTAGAGTGTACTTAACTACATAACTATTCTGGACAGAAAAATCACCAAAGGCCGCACTAGATACAGTCATTATGGAGACTTGTTCTCGCATTTGTCCTATTGTTGTTCTGTCCTTAGCCATTATTTGATCCTCTGTATTTTATAAGGACTCCAACATGCTTTCGCACTTGAAGTGATGGTATTCCCTATCTTCTGGTCTTCACGATGTTCGTACCAGTTAGCAATAAGAAATTCCATTCCCTGTTTTATTCCCACAGGAACATCACTGGTGGTATCCCCAAACCCCCCTATAACATCTATATAGAGTGCGTCTAGTTCTTTATCATCCGAGCCATTAGGAAAGGGCGACTCTCTAAATAGTACTTGTCCTTTTTCTCCTAGCACAGACCCTTCATAATAAGTTGCTGCTGCTAGAACCGTAGTACCCCCATCTTTATCTATTGTTGTTACGTTTTCAATAGACTGGAGTTTGCCTCCAGGAAGATCAAGGACAGGTGTTCCTGTTCCATCTATTCCATCCATTAGTTTACAAATATCGGAATAGTGGTAGTAGAATTTAGTAGTAGAAGTTAGGAGAGGTCTACCAAGAAACTGTTCGCATAGGTTTCTCGCGCCGAGTTCCATTCTTGCGAATAGGGCATCGTCGTCTGTAATCACTGCATCGACATAACAGATAGACTTCATTTCCGCTAGTGTTATTATTACATTGGATGGGGTCGATCTAGTCCATCCTATCTGTTTTGGCACAATGTTCATTGGTAAACCCTCCTAAAAAAGTCTAGTCTTCGTCGTCGTCGAATATGGCAACGCAGAGTTCTGCCAGTTGCTCATCAGACTCTTCTCCAGTGAGGTCTTCACCTTCCAGAGTTTCCAACATTGTTTCTTTGCCTTGTTCCAGAAAATAAGCAACATTAAATTCATTGCCATCTGTTTCTTTTTCCGTATCCAAAGCCATGCACATTTCTGTTAGTTCATCTTTGTTCTCTCTACCATTCGGTCTTACGTCCTGTTCTAAGAGAATCTCAATCAACTGTGCTTTGGTGTGGTTTTCTATATACCACTCTTTAGTCTTTTCTGGTTGTTCTTCATCTTCTGTAACTGGAACTGGGTCTTTTCCTGCTGCAATCATATCAGCATCAGTAGACACCCTTCCTATTTTTTCATATCCAGCCACAAGACTTTTGGGAACTTCTGTTACTGTTCCTTCCATGCAGGTATTAATAACTGCACCAATACCGTCCATAGCAACTTTAAATGTTTTCAGTACGAACACTTCTTGTAGTTCAATTTTAGACATTGCTTCTTCCTTCCTTTTTAAAATTAAAACGTAAGGGGCAGGGCTAACCATACCCTCACGAAAAACTAACTAGTAATTATTAATTACCAGGAATAGCAATGGCCGAATCAGTGAACTGGGCAACCTTCGTTATGATAGTATTAATATCAACATCCGTAGCAACAATAGCAATTGTCGAACGAACATAACGATGAGTTCCTGCATAGGAAAGGAAAGCCGTTCCTACAGCAGCAAGAGTCACAGACAAATCACCATCTGCAGCACCTACTACTTCATCAAAGGTAGCAGCTACCCAAGTTGAATCATCATCACTGGTTTCCAGTGTCATAATGGCAGAGGTGAGTCCAGTGGCTTCTGTTACAGCCATATGGAATGCAACACCTACGTTTCCACGCATATCTACAGTAGCACCTTCAAGTGGGCTATCTGCTGTTGCTGCCGCCGCTTCGAGTTCATCGAGGGTCGGGATTACTTTATAACGAGCATCAATTAACATTTTATTATTCTCCTGTTTATTTTAAATATAATGATAAGTAAATAGGGTAGAACAAACTACCCTAGATACAGAATCATAATTACGCCGCAGCTTTGATCTTCGTCAGGTTCACAGCCTCGAAGTTTACTACATCTCCACCAACACGTCCGTTGGTCTTAAAGATTACATAAGGAGTCTGTGTGTACGGATCGCGCAGAACGCGAGTAGCATAACGGTCTACAATCAAGTAGGCTTTCTTAAGATCACCAAACATGATAGACAATGCACTATCTGCAATTACAGGCATATAGTTCATCTTAACAACCGGATCACCCAGAATAGTAGAAGGTGCGCCAGCTTGTAGTCCAGGCTGCCACATATACTCCAAATTAGAAGCATCTGTTTTCAGTTTACGAATAGCAGTGATAGTACGACGATTCATGTACCACTTAGCATTAGCAGCATAAGCTTCTTTAAGATCGCCTTGCTGTTCAATCAGGTCGTCTGCAGCAATAACACTAGCTGTAGCAGTTTCGAGCTGTTGAATCTGTCCCCATGCGTTTCCGTCTGCATAAGTAAGAATGCCACGCGGCTGACCAGAACCAGTTCCCAATAGGAACGCATATGCTTCCAGATTACCGAAGCTTTCTCCAACCTTACCACTAAGCCAAGACTCCAACGGGAATGCCGCATCATCAAGTACGTTCTGTGTAAGAGCAGGACCAGCATACATTTCATGCACCATGATAGATGCTTCGTGCAGATTAGGCGTTGCTGTCTTACCACGCGCAGCACGTTCTGTTACCCACCCACTAGCAAGTTCACCAATATCAATGAGATACTTGAACATATCTCCACTAACAGTAGTAGAAGAAGCTTCTTCACGGAAAGGAGTAGCATCACGCTTTGCGGTCTGGATCATGTTAGACATAGGACGGGGAATGACAAACCCACCATCAGGATCAGAACCAGCATACATAGACTTCTGCTGGAGGTCTAGGAGATTTTTCTCATCTGCTCCTTTTTCTCCTGCATTTACACCATAACGAAGGAAAGATTTAAACTCTACACCATGTTCTTCTGCAAGCTTTTCTTCTACTGCTTTAGTATCAACTCCAGCAGCTTCCAGATCATTCAGCTTCTGTTCCACTGCTTCGTACTGCGTAATGAGGTCTGCATGTTTCGTATCAAAGGCATCAATCGAAGTATCAATCTTCGCCAAGGTTTCTGTAAGATCAGAAGGAACTTCTCCTACTTTAGTTTCAAGAGCCTCAAGTTTAACCTGTGCTGCTTTGAAGTCTGTTACAGCCTCCATCATTGCTGTATGTGTTTTCTTAGTTTCTGCTTTAATTTCCTCTAGTACCGGTTCTGGCATTTTATTTCTCCTGTTTGTTTTATTTTAATTTAACTAACTAGCATTGATCTGTGCTAGATCAAGACCAGTATTCATCAACCGCAATGATTCTAGTACGTCCTTAGCCTCATTCTCATCTACATCACGCAGACTTGCATCATCAAGCTTCACTCCTGCTATCTTCATCGCCGAAGTAGTAAGTTGCTTGCTTTCTGATACAGAAAATCCAACCTCACGCCAGATTCTCTCTATAGCTTTAGGATTACCTTTAATGTCAAACTCACCGAGTTCTTTTGCAATTGACTTAATCGAAAGTACATTTGCTCTAGTGTTTGAAGGGAAGGTGACAAAACTATATTCCTTCAAATCTATTACTTCTAATTTACGGATATGTTCTTTTTCATCTATACTGTATTCTTCTGAAATATATCCTATGGACAATCCATAAGGCGCACCTATATCCATAGCCTGTTTAACAAGAGCATGTGTTTCTACAGCCCTTTGCACCTTTAGATTGAGAAGACCCCCTACCAGGATTCCAACATCATCTTCTTTTGCTGTGTTGTTCCATCCTATCTGTCCACCCCAACTATCGTGGTGATCTAGGATTGGAATCTTTCCCTTGGATTTTCTAATAGAAGCTGCTGTGCATCCTTTCATTAGAATATCCCTATGGGAATCCACATTACCAAAAACACCAGCATAACCAGAAAAAGAACCATCTTCTTCTACAGCCTTTACTTCAAATCCTGTTTCTATAAATTGCATACTCATAGTTTTGTCTCCTATAGCCACTAGTATATCAAATTCCTATCTAATAGCTAGAACTATCTTTTAGTTTGGGTGCTACTTCTCATCCTTGTTTGGTTTCTTAGTGGTATTATCTCTAACTATCTCTACTGCCCCACGTGTAGCAGGGTCACTAAGAGCGAACTCTAAAGGAACCTGTGCAGCATTTGCAATAATTCCATCATATCCAGCAAGTGTTGGCAAACCTACCATTTTCCTACGTTCATTGATAGTAGCAAACGATTTACTTTTCTCCGAAGCTTTGTCCCAAATCTTATCCCTAATAGGTTGCAATGCTCCTATCTCATCATAGTTAGGAACTATTTCATATTCCTCTCCTAGTACGTTTAACCTCTGGAAGAATGTAGTAAGTTGAATCCCTGTCTTTTGGCAAAGGGGCATTACTGTATCTGTCCATAAGGCAAGGCGAGCTTCTTTCTGGTTGTTGTAGGTGTTGTCCCCACTAAGAGCTAAAAGCATGGCTGGGTATCCCAGAACACCTGCAACTATTCTAGCAGAAGCCGCCCTGCTTTCTAGGAAATCCATTTCAGAAGGAGTGAATGCTGTAGCCTGCCACTTTAACCCACCCTCTAACAGAATCGGAGTTCCTGCATTCGTCGCTCCTACATACTCTTCATTTATCTCTTTCTTAAGTCTATCGTAGGCATCGTCTGTTAGAACACCACCATCAGTATCATCATAACTGAAAACACCGGAAGGTCTAGCAGCATTTGTAATCAATGACTTGTTCCATTCTCCAGTATCGGAAAATATATCAGCATCCTTTCCAGCAGCTTCTATACAGGAAAGTCCAATCCACATATTATCTGGATTAAACGTATGCATGTGTAGGAACTTGGTTTTACCGGAAATAGAGGAAACCCTGAATATCTTATCATTGGCAATGTTGTTGGTGGGTTTAACAGTATATCTATTCACCATGCCTGATTTATTCAATCCTACAGTAACATAGTCAAAAGGAATAACATACATTTCTTTTACTACATCACCATTATATGGTGCGGCTTCTATTCCTATGTTACCCTTTAGAAAATAAAAGGCATATACATATTCCCAGAAAGTACTACGATCCTGCATTGGGTTCGGAACGTCTAGCAACCTAGAAACATCATTACCCTGTGTTTCCTTAGTCAACTTATTCTGTACCTTGAAAGGTACGGATGCTGCAGAGGTTGCTATTTCATGTATACAGGTAAATATGATTGCGTTCAGCCTGTATGCCTCGTTTTCCTTCCCAGCCCATTCTGTCCACCGAACAGAGGTTTCTCGGCCATAGGGAACAAAACCACCCAAAGCCTTGCTCCTTTTAAATTCCATATCATAGATTGTTTTCATTCTATTTCTTTCCTCCGAGATTCCTCATCCTGGGATTTCTAATTCTTGTCTTGGACATAAGCCAGAAAATCATCCAGACCATAGCATCCAATCTGTTTGGAGACCAGGTTGATTCATCCGGTTCCCATGATACCATCTCATCTTCTAAATCAGGTAGAAACCCTATAATGTGCAGTCTTCCTCTATATGCTAGGGAAGCTACAGGCTCTGCCCTAATGGCCTTACCTCTAGAAGCATGTACTCCAATATAGGAAATATCTTCGTTTACTGTACGCATGGTAGATTCTACCATGTCGCCACCATTGTTTGTTTCCCCTACAACCTTATCTGCTTGTAGGTCTTCATACATCCTATTTGCTGCATTTGCCCAGACATTCGGCTTTCCCCTCTTGGAATAGTCTAATTGTATGTAGTAATGCCATTCTCCGTCGATCTTGGCAGCTCCACCGCCTACTATTCCTGTCTCATCGGAAGTGGTCTTTCCTTTTGCCGCTGGGTCTACACCTACCGCACAATGTATAAAATCAGGAGCTTCCCTTGTAGTTACCCTGTTTTTGTGTATGTCCGTAACTGTGAACAACGCACCTTCCGCTCCGGTGCTGTAGGAACCCTCTAGAAAGCGTTTCTTCTTAGCGGGTGACATGTTCTCTAGGATACCGAGGTAAGCCTCTCCTACGTTCTCTAAATTGTCCGTAGGGTTAATCTTTAGAACCGCATAGGCTCTCTGTTGTTCTTCGGTATATTCAATCTGTGTTTCTGGATGTTTGTGTTCATACCATTGAATGTATGTCCAGTGTTTGATGCTAGGAGGATTACAGTCATACAGAGCCATCAACTTCATACCTTCCACTTTCTGTGCAAGTCGAGTCAATGCTGTCTCATGCTCATCATATCCTATCTGGCTACACTCATTAAAGTACATTGTGCCATATTCGTTACCTAGAATCTTTTCTACCCTGGCCTTATCATCTAGACCACCAATCCAGATTTCACTTTCGTTTGGACAGGTATAAAAACTCTCCGACTTGTTTTCCACAATTTTCCCTACTAGGTTTGGAAAACAGATTCTAATCACCTTCGGTATCGTATCCCTGCACAGACTGGTCTTTGCATGGTTGTACCTAAGACGAAGAATACAGTGTCTGGAGTTAGGATATTTCAACGCCCTGACAAATATAGCATAGATTAGAATAAAGGTCTTTCCAGAACGACTCCCTCCATCAATAAGGAAAAACATTATTTCTAGAGAACTCATTATCTTAATGGCCTCTTTCTGTTTATCGTTCTTAGTCCATCCTACCTTACTGCCATCGGTTCCTCTTCTTCTGTTGTTATTATCCCACTGTCCCTGTAGCAACCTTCCATTGCCTTCAGGTTGGTACATTTCTAACTCTTCATCAGGAACAGCAGAGTCTATCAGTTGTCTCTCTGCCATGTCTATCTCCTAGCCGCACATAAAATCTACACGGTCTATTGTCTTTCCATTCTCCATAATGAAGATTCTGACCTTCTGTTTTGTAAAGGTATGGTCATATATGACTTCTTCATATCCTTTCTTATTAGAAAACATTTTTAAGTTAAACCTATCCTGTTCTCTATCTATTCTAACAGAATCACATTCAGTCAATACTTCAATGGGCTTATCATCTATTGCATATGTTATTCTCTTTACTACCATACCTATCTCCTCTCTATCTAGTCTACATTCCGTTCATGTGCTTAAACGCAGTCAAAGCCATCTGCTCTACTTCCAGCATATCCTTGGATTTCCGCATCTCTTCCTTCATAAAGGCTATCTTATTGTTTATTTCTGTTAGATTACCTTCTAGCTGTGCAATGTCAAGTTCCCGCTTCCTAATTGCTGTCTCACGTTCGTCTATATAGTTTTGCTGTGCTTCTACATTCACACTACTCCACCTTTAGGCATTGCTGCTATTAGTACAGGAATAATCCTCCATCCGAAAATTATTATTATTGCAATGGCTATCAATATAAGAATCCACTTAATTATCATACCTATTGCTTTCTGTCCTATAATAGTAACCTGTCGTCCTACACTAAACAAAACAATATGCCCATCTGTCTCTATTCCTACAAGGTTTGCTGCATCTGCTATTTCTACTAGATGTTTTACACGGTCTTTTCCTTCATCTGTCAATTCGTGTAATCCTTTTCTTTGTTTTTCTGGGAAGTGGCAGATGTGTCCTGCTTCCTTCATAACTGCTAAAGCTGTTATTTCTACAAGTTCCGCTTCCCGCTCTGATAGGTATTTTGTTTTTTCTTCCCGCTCTGATAGGTATTTTGTTTTTTCATCTGGCATGGGGTTGTCCTTTATAGGTTCATGTCTTCTGCGGGAATGATAACCACGGCACCAGACCTGTTAACTTCCTTGTTATATACATCCTGCATTTTGTTTAGTTCCGCAACGGCAGACATTGAGTTTGCCATCTGTACAGACCTAGACCTGCTGGACCCACCTTCACTATCGGTTTTGTCGTCAATTTTTATACTGACTATGCCCTTGTGCGCTCCGTGTTTTTTCGCTTTCTCAAGGTCAATTTCTATCTTCCCGTTCTGCACAGAAAGACAGTCGGTAATATTCGCCCTCATAATAGAGGTAAGAAGTTCCTGTCGTTCCCTGACGGAAGCAACGGTAGAACGCCTAGCCATCGCAAGATTATCTTCTATCCTGCGCTTTACCTGCGGCTTGTTCAAAGCCACCTTCCCCCACGCCTTTGCAACATTCTCCTCTACATCTGCAGAAAGTGCCGCTAGAATTAAGTCTGGAGTCTGTGTAAACGCATCTGCAAATTTTATTTCCTGTATAGTCAATCCCTCATCATTATAGTAACAAAATTCCCTATAAGTCATGGACTTTGGAATATGCGTACCATTCTCCGACACAAACAGGTCGGAAGGGCTAGGATCAACCTGTCTCACCTTTGATTGGTTTTGACTTGTCTGTTTCATACTTATACCCTGCTCTTCTGGAACATACCTAACGTATTCGTTCCTAATTGCGATACACAGTACCACTATGTAGACATAAGTACAGCAAAACAGTTAGTTTGGGCATAGAACCTCTACCATCGTTAGGGGTATGTCTACTTATGTAACATACTGCAAACACTAGTATCTATGTAGAATCCACCATATAGGGAAATAGCATCTAAAAAAAATTATGAATATTCCACATAC